GTCTCGCGTTCACCTGTTTCTGGGTATTATCAAAGAGATTCCTTAGTGCTATTGGGATCTACTCTTAACCTTAAGAGGTAATCCTCATGCCCTCGCGATATTATGTAAGCAATAGATCCACGAGGAACACCACAAATAGCTGCAATATTATCCAACGTAATACCACGGTCTCTTAGAACAAATGCTTTGTTGCACAACTCCGGTGTGATTGGGCTGCTTGTCTCGTCCTCGGGCTCGATGTTTGGGATAGGGTCGCCCTCGGCGTCCATCAGGGTGCCGTTTGGGTAGGACATCCAGCCGTGCTTGATGGCGAATCGAACGAGCTGCTTTGCCTCGCGCAACACTTGGTTGTGACTGATGCTGTATTGTGTGGTCATTGGTATTTAGAAACTGGGAGATGGGTCGGAAAAGCGGCAGTACTGGCCTTCGTACCAAAGGGGCACCAGGCCGCACTCACCGTCTCGTTGTTTGGCTATTGCAATGACAGCCTCGCCCTGGGGCTGGTTGCGCTCCCTATTGAGCAATAGGACTAGATCAGCGTCCCTCTCAATCTGCCCAGAGTCCGCTAGGTCAGTCAGTCGAGGCACCCGGCCTTTGTCCTTCTCGTTCTCTCGATTGAGCTGAGCTAGGGCGACGACGGCTGTCTTGGTATCGGAGGCCACGCCCTTGAGCCTACCCGATACTTCTGCGATCTCGTAGGTCTTTTTCTCTGCGGCCTTCGATCCATGGATCTTCTGGAGGTAATCCACCAGGACCAGCTTCACGCCCCATTTGCGTACAGCCCTGCGGATTACCGCGGTGATAGTGGCAATGTTGGACACACCGGATCCTGAGATGAAATGAATCGGGCTGCCTGCGATCTTGGCCGATGCTGTCGACATGGCCTTCATGCCTCCCTGGTCGAGCTGGCCGGTCTTGATTTCCTGCATGGGTATGCTGCCAACAGATGAAACCATCCGGCGCACGATGGACTCGTCGGACATCTCCAAGCTGATAAACAGGGTCGGGATCCTTGAGTCGATGCTGGCTGCCTTGGCAATGGCAATGGCAATGGCTGTCTTTCCGATGCTTGGCCTGGCCGCAATGATGGCCAGCTCACCGAACTGGAAGCCGTCGGTCATCTGGTCGAGCCTGTGGAAGCCAGAGGTGATACCAGAAAGCTGGCCCTGCCTTGAAAATCGTTCCTGGGTCGAGTCAATGAACCGACTGACGACCGACTTGGACGATTGGACTTCCTCCTTGGATGCCTCAACGGTGAGCCCTGCTTCGGCATTGGAGACGATTTGATCGACGGAGAGGGTGGAGACAGCGGACTCACGAATCAGACGGTCTCCAGCGGTTCTCAGATGGCGTCTGTGGTGGGCCTCTAGGACTGCCTGAGCGAATGCCGGGTAGTTCGCTGGGCTTGGGCATAGCTCGTCGGCCTTGTTCAGAGCCTCGAAAGGCACCGGAGTCTGGCCCATGGAGCGCTTCCACTCCTTGACCACGGTGGCCATGTTGACCGGATCGCTCTTGGCAACGAGGCCTTTGGCAATCTCGAACACATGGTACAGATCGCTATCCTGGAAAGCGTCGGTGGGGATCTTGGCGAATACCTCATGGCAGACATCCGATCCACCGGACAGGCAGGCGCCGATGAGGCCGAACTCGTCGTCCTGGGCAAAGTAGGGGTCGCTCATTGGTAGTCCTCGATGTTGAGGCTGTACGCGCCGGTGCCGTTGTTCCCAGAAGGGGAGGTGCTTCGAGATTTGTCGATCTCTCCGTTCCAGTTGTTCAACAGGGTCATCAGCTCACGTCGAAGGTATTTGTCGTCTGACTGGTACCGTGCTTCTAGGGCAACCAAGTCTTCCTCTGGAGTGTTAAAGTCGAAGATCTCTTTCAAGGCCTTGATCTCCTTGGTGCTCCATTGGGTTGTTGGTCGACGGCGGATCATTGCACCGACTCGTAAACGGAAGGCTTCTAGGTCAGTTGAAAGCTCACGCGTGACAGCTCCTTCCTTTCCTTCCCTTCCCTTCCCTTCCTTACGGCACGCGTGGTCCTCGCGTGGCTCACGCGTGGCTGACGCGTCAGATTCCTCGGTATTTGCTGGTGTTTCTTCGATGTTTCCCTCCGGATCAGGCAAAACGGATTCGGATTCCCGGTTGTTGATCACCTGGTGCTTAAGGAAGCTGGGAATCCATCCAAAGCACGCGTCACCCACGCGATACCTGAGAACGAAACCACGCGTGGTCAACGCGTCGAGCACGCGTGAAAAGTCGACGCCATCGTAGGGTAGAACCTGCACACCGATACGCCTAGGCTCCCACTTGAATCTGCCTTCTCGGTCAGCAATACACCAGAGGCCGGCGAAGGCCACACGAAGCGGCAGCTTGGTTTCTGCCTCGGCCTCAAACAGTCCCTCGTGGTGGAAGAACTCCGGTTTAATTGTGCGGATTCTCATAGGTCGCTTTCCTTTTCAAAGTCCAGTGCGTCAATTTGGCATCTCAACAACAAGAACCAGCCATTCGTCATTATGCCGCGGTCAGCAGCCTCTTTAAGAAGAGACATAGCCTCAAGGGGCCGCATTCCTGCGTGATCGGCAGCCTTTTCGATTGAGAAAACACACCCCTCGTCACACCAAATTGAGTTTTGTTCCAACTCGATCTGCCTAGCGATCTCAAGACACGCAGAATGCTCCCACGAGTCAAAGTACGTCATTCTTGAATATGATTCATCATGCCCCTCGGTGTGGCATTGACGGCAGAGCGTGTGCATTGATGCGTCAGGATACTCCCAAGGCTGCCTTCCTGAGATGTAGTAAAAATGGTGAACAGTCAGTGTGTTGGTTTCGGACTCGCACTTGATGCACCGGAAACCGTCTCTCGACATGATTTCAAGGCGCTTCTTCTGCCACCGTGGATCTTGGAGTTTTTCGGAGTATGTCATGTATCAAACGGAAATCCCCACCAGTCACAGGGTAGGAGTTCGCAGGAAGGAACTGCGAATGCCTGTGGTGGTGGGGATAAAAGTTGTCATGTCCTTCAGTTGGTATCGACGCTCACCTCCTACAGCTCACGTCGACGGGCTGCTCCCTATCTGCTGTTCTGGTCGTTGTCCAGCCCTCAGTAGGCCGGAATCAGAATATCCGCCACCGCCTGGGTTAGCTTCACATCCTGGATGCAGTAGTCGATGGCTGCCTGGCGGTCGGTATTCCAAAGCAGACTAAAGTCGGCGCCGGTGCCTGTCTTGTCACCTAGGCCCAAGTGCCGGCTGATTGCACCAAGGCTTCCGTGCGCCCGGCTGTCTCCAAGCTGCCACACCTCGCGCAGGTCGATCACCAGATCGTTCCAGTAGCGTCCCTGGCGCAGCCAGTAGGGAGGAAGGATGCGGTGCTTCCAGGAGCGCTTGATGAGGAACGGTAGATCGAAGGCCTTAATGTTGAATCCAACGAGCTTGGGCTGCCGCTCGTAGTAGTTTAACAGCTCCCACCATTCCCGGAGCATGGCGGCCTCGTTGCCGTCGTTCTTCAGCACCGCGGTCACCTGGTGCTCGATGCGGTATCCGATGCACAGGATCTGCCCCGAGAGAGCGTCCAAGGCTGCGTTCTTGATGAAGTCCGCGGTGTGGTTCTCCTCGGCCTTCTGAATGCGCTCAGCGATCAGGTCGGGATTCTTGACGTTGCCCAACTTCACGTCGGCCGGGTTGAACGGAGGGATGTTGAGTTCCGACAGTGGTAGTGGCCCGGTCTCGATGTCGAAGATGATTGTTGGGTTTGCTGGCATATTGCTAAATTGCTTTCAGTTAGTAGTTGATGCGCGTTTGTCCCGATGCGCGCCCCCGGTTACCCACGAGTCCCAGCAGCAACAGGCTGCCGGAAAGTTGTCAGATGTGTTTGCCGCAATGAGGGCAGACGGTCTTGGTCAACGGCTGTCTTACGGTGGGCACGCCCAGCCATTCGCAGATTTCACGGTAGGATACCCACCCAAACCCACGCACCGACCTAGGCTGCAGGTGCCCTAGGTTGTAGAGGTCGAGAGCCTCCTGGCGGCTCTTGATGGCTAGGCTTTCGAGGATGTTGAACGTCCTGGTCGAGAACGGGAATCCCCACACCCGCAGGATCTCCTCGTGCTTCTGTGCTGCCTGTTCAATCTGGTTGATCCGCTGGCGGCTGAGGTTAAACCGTTTGCCGATCTCCTCCAGGGTGCAGCCCTCCGACCGTAGTCGGACCACCTCGGGCACCATGTGGATCAGCTTCATCGTGGGTTTGCGTGTCTTCATGGCTTAGAAAGGCACGTCGTCAAAATCGGGCTCGTCGGCCTTAGCCAACTCCTCAAGGCGCTTGGTAACCGCGGCAATGAGTGCGATGTCGTCAGGCGTCTTTCCGCTGGAGACCTTAGCCTTGGGCAGCCAGTGCTCGGCCAGGCCGCGCACAGCGTCAGGCGTTAGCTCGGA